AATATGTTATTAAATAAAGATTTTTACGGTCAAGATTTCTTTGACGATACTACTATAATTAGTACTACAATTAATAACGATCAAACCTCTCGTTTTATGAAACAGGCTTTTAATACTTTTGATTATTATAGCGACGACCTAATTCACGATATTGTAAAGAGACAAAATCAATTTGAAAAAGAAGATATGCCGAGTATGTGTCTTGTACTTGACGATTGTCTAGGTGAAAAAACTACAGCTCTTAATAATTTATCTAGTAGATACCGTCATTATAATATAGATTTATTAATATTAAGTAGTCAGCTTTTTCGTAAAGTAGCCCCTACAGTTAGAGCCAACGCTAACTGGATTTTAGTAGGAAGACTACAGAATGACGCCGAATTAGATAAATTAAGTGAAGAATATTCAGGTATGTTTAATGGTGATAAAATATTTAGAGAAATGTATAAAAAGGCTACAAAAAAAAGGTTTGATTTCATGACTTTAAAGTTAACTGAAAACCCAGCCGAGATATGGTTAAATTTTAATGAGACATTATACCCCGAATCAGCCCCCGAAGATAATGAAGAAGAAATTGAAGAATAATTTAAATAAAAAAAACTTATTTTAAATTTTAATATTAGACAAAGTATAAAATGGAATTTCAAAGCGCTGACCGAACTAATGACGCCTCTTATACCGTGAGCCTTAATGACTATAATAAGAATGTTGAATTATATAATAAACAGCGTACAAAAAATATATTAGAGGACCAACAGACGGCCGAAGGTTTAGAAAGTGAAGCTCAACAAGGAGCCAATACGAACGCTTTAAAAGAAGCGGGCCAACACGCGACCGCTGTAGCGACAGGGTTAAAAACAGCGAAAGATATAAATAAATTAGGTACACCTCTTAAGGCTACAAAAGATATAGTAGTCGGCGGAGGAGATACGGCGAAAGTTGTAAAGGCGGGTGAAGTTGTGGGCGAAGAGACGGCCCAGACATTAGGTAAGTCGGCTGGTAAATTAGGCTCAACTCTGGGCGTATTCGGTGATATCGGTACGATAGGTTTAGATATCGCTCAAGATAAAGCCAACTGGTCTAAAATGTCTACTATGGATAAAATAGCGAATATAGCCGATATAGGCGGGGCTGGTTTAGATATGGTAGGTACGGGCCTTATGACTTTCGGCGGGCCATTAGGGGCCTCTATAGGTCTCGGGCTTAAGGCTTTCGGTGATTTAGCTGAAGTCGCTTCAGGTGTAGAGGGTACAGTTTCAGGCTACGAACAAGCGGGCGATAAACAACAAGACCTTGAAACTCAAGAACAACAGGCTGAAAAAGACGAGGGGCCAGCTAAAGTACAGGCGGGCCCACGGGTTAGCGAAGCGGGGGCTGGTACTCTGGCTGTAGCTCGCCAAGCTCAAGTATAATTTTTACTCTATCATTTATTTTTCATAATTTTTTTTTTATTACAAATTTTTATATTTATAAAGTTATAAATATAATGTCTGTTTCTTTCTGGAGAGCTCAAAATTCAATACCCATAGAACAAACTTCACAATCAGTACCAGTTTTAAATGGTCTTAATTTCTCTGGAGGTCAGGAAGTTAGGATCAAGGTACCACCAACCACGAAATTTATTCAACCTAAAGAATGTTATCTTCAGGGTGATTTTAAGATTCAAATGCCCGACCAAGCTACACACGACGCGACCCGCCTACAGTTAGACCCGCGTATGGGCGGTCAGTCTCTTATTAAAGATATTCGTATCTATTCTTCGCCAGAATTCGGCTCTGTTTTACTTGAAGAAATTCAAGACTATAACTCAATTGTTTCAGTTATGAGAGATTACGACACTAATGAAAGTGAAAAGAGAAAGAGGGCTATGACCGAAGGGGCTACAATCTGGATACCCCAGACCAGAGGTACGCTAGGCTCAACCCGTAGTGAATGTGCCGATACTCTAACGAACCCATACTCTAAAGTTGATTTAACTGGTGGAAACGCTACGACACCTTTTACTAATGATAATTATCTTACTTGTAAATTATGTCTACCATTAGAAACGGGTATTTTTAGAAGTGAGAAAATCTGGGCTAATATGTTTACTGGCCTTGAAATTGTTATTACTCTTGAAGAAGCTTCTCGCTGTTTAACCGAGCTAGATAATGTATCGCGCCATAAGAGATACAGACTTAACCCAAGATTTCATTCTCTAAACGGGTCAAGAACAGCCCCCGATAACTGGGCTAATGGTAGCGCTACAAATATTTTTTATATTGAAGCCTTAACAAATTCTAATAATACCCCAGCCTCTTGTGGTTTTGTAGCGGGCCAGCGTATCAACTTTGTATCGCCAAATAACGCTTCGGTATCTACGATAACTGTCGCTGACCCAGTAATACAGAAGGTTGAGTTAAATAGTGAGGTCGGTCAAGTTGATTTACTTAAGATTACACTTAACGCCAGCGTCACTATGGGCGGTGGACCTGTAGTTTCTAAATCGTGGTTTATGTATAGCGACAGCGTTTTAGCTTCACCCACGAACGCCTATGACGCGACTTACAGTTTATCTAATGTTGAGCTGGTCGTACAAGAGGTTGACATGGGCCCGAATTATGTAAATGATTTAATGGCTAGTATGAAAGAAAAAGGCTCTATTGTTAATGATATCTTATCTATGACTAATTATAAATACTCTCAAAATTCGGGCGATACGGTGGCTAACATTAGATTACCTCTTAATAATTCAAGAGCGAAATCTATCATTTGTATACCTACAGACGCTACGGTTTACTCTACTAAAGACCGTATCGGGGCTAAAGGTACTTATGATATCGGGGCCAGTACCGACGAAGACGGCCAGCTATTAGCCAGCGACCAATTCAGGGGTATTAGTGATTACATTTCAAATTATCAGTTTGTATATGACGGACGCCTTCAACCTTCTCGCCCTGTTGATTGTAGTAAGACTTCTTCAAAGACTTCTATCTCGGCTCAACCGATTATTGAAACTCAAAAGGCTCTGGTACAGGCTGGTATTTATGTTAAGTCTCTCGCTGATTTCAATCGTAATTTTGTTGTAGGTCGGGCCCTTTGTTTAACGGCTGGTGGAGTTTCGGGTGTATATGATACAAGAAATAAAGACTTTAATTTACAGGTAAATTATCAAGGAACGGCCCCCACTAAAAATAAATTATGGAATAATTTCGTATTTCATTTAAGAAGAATTAAAATCACGGGTGATAATATTGAGGTTATGGTTTAAGATAATTTTATTGTTTAATTTTATTTTTTCAAAAAATTTTATATTTTAAATAATATAAAAATGAGTAATCGTTATGTTTCAATTCAGCCGTCAAACGGAAACGCTTCACACAGCTACCGAGAGGGCCGACCAGTTGTATCTTTTACAATCGCCGAACAAGAGGCCATGTTATTGCCGAGAACCATTAGGGTTTCAGGTAGATTTCACGCTTATGAGAGCTCGGCCCGTGGGGCTGTAGCTGGTAATAATTTGTCTATGGATTCTAAACTCGGTATCTGGTCTATCATAGATCAAGTAGTTTTAAAATCGGCTACCAGTAAAGCTACGATAGAACACCTTCGCCACGCGAACCGCTTCTATTCTTCATATTTCGGGGTTATTAATGACGAGAAAACACTAATTAATCAGTACGGTGAGAGTGGTTTAACTTTACCCTCTCTAGACGGCCAGCGTGTATCTGTAGTTAAAGAAGGTACAGGGGCTAACTCTAATGAATTCTGTGTACACATACCTACGGGCCTTTTACTAGGTACGAACGCGATACCTCTATCTGGTGAAAATGGTATCGGTGGTTTAACGATTGATATCCACCTCGCCCCTGATTCTATGGTACTTTTTGATAAAGGGGGCGACCCTGTGGCGAATAACTTAACTGGGGCCTTTTATGAATTAACCGACCTTAAGTTAACGGCTGAATTACACGAACCCGACGATATGCCTCAAAGTGGTGGGGCCCTAGAATACAATTCTATTACGGGTTATTATTCAACTATCAACTCTACGAACGCTACTCTTAATTTCTCTCTAGGTCTCAATCGTGTATCGTCTGTATTTATGAATTTCATACCGAGTAAATATCTTAATAATCTCGCTTACAATTCTTTACAAACTATTATGCCTGTTAGTAGGTCGGGGGCTATCGCCGATTTGTCTCAAGTTGTAATGACTAAAGGCGGTATGAGGTACCCGCTAGATTACAATATTGATACCAGCTTCAAGACTAACTCAAACACAGCTCAAGTAGACCCTCAAGTTGTAAGGAATTTTATGAATTCTGTTTTACCATTTACAAAGATTAGTCATACTCTTATATCGCCAGTAAATACTAATAAGAACTGGACCTCTACTGATAAATCGGTTTTAGAAGGCGGTCTTAATTTCGGTGTAGGTGTGGCTTATGATATTTTAGGTAGCGACGGGGCTGATTTCAGTCGTCAAGCGTGGGGCGCTCAAATGGATTTAGATTTAGAAGACGATAACCCTATCTCGGCTTACATTTTCGTACACCATAAAAACACTTTAGTATTTGATAAGGGTCAGGTACAGGT